ACGATCCACTAATTTATAACCATCTTCACCTGTTGTTACACGAAGTAATCCTGTTGCCGATTTCTTTGTTCCATCATCAGTGATTGGATCTTTGAAGATTTCTCTACTCTCAAATATCCACTCTTCTTTTGATTTACCTTCAATTGGTTTTAACACTTCAACGTAAGTCGCTTTAACCGCCCCACCTTGATTATCTCTTGTTGCGTACCCCATTGAATAAGATCCGACACCAAGAACAACATTTGTTGATGCAAAACCTTTTGCTTCCAATCTTTCACAAATTTGGTTCGCTCTGTCAATCGTGATAGAATCACCATAGATCGCTCCAATGTGAGAATCAAGAACTTTGTAACCTTGTTCGTTAATTGTTCCACCGAATACATTCCAAAGTATTTCAATAACTCCTTCATATTCACCATTATTTCGAGTAGCAGTGTCCAACCAATTTTTCTTAAATTCTTCACTTCTAGTATTTAACCCACAAAGAATGTCAACAGGATCACCTGAATCAGGACGAATAACCAATTTACCATCACGAGCCATAATCTCATCTTTTAATTCAGACACAAATTTTGTGCAAACTTGCCACAAATCAAATGAATCCGAAACCACACTTAAGATACCCGTTGGATATTGTTTCATCAATCTTTTGAACCCGTCAATCTCGTTTTCCTTACCATATGCCGTCATAACTGCGTGTTCTGATGCCGGAACTGAAAAAGCAACATTACTATCACCATAGTAATATTTCGCAGCTTGTAGTGTTGGAATTGTATCCGTCCCACTAAAAGAAGTTAAAAATCCAAGTCCTGAACTAATTGCCGATTCAGGATGTTGCATACCCCTAAAAGAGAAGTCGTGTCCTTGGAAATCAACAAATCCAATATTACCTTTATCGGTTTTATTTGCGTGTCCCAAAAGGACTTTTTTATACCCATACGCCAATGAAGCGGAATGTACTGGCTTCCATATTAAACTAGAAATTAATGTTTCCAAAAAGTTCGGTAACCAAAAGAAATCAGGATGAGTATTATAAATTGTCATCATCGGAATTTTTTCGGTAATAATTGACCCTTCAGGTAATGATTTAATTTTAATTGGTAAATACCCCAAGTCATGCAGTTTTTCAAAATGTGTGCAATCATAATCAACACCTAAATAACTACTTAAAAATTGTTTAGCTTCACCAACAACTTCATTTTTCGGTCTACTAAAAAAGTTTTCATTATAAAGATCGTTAATATATTTGATAGTGTATTGAATACCAAATACCACGATGTCTTTTGCCGTTTCCGGCATTCTTTTTACACTTCTTGGTGTAAAGTTTGAATAAACCAATGTTGTCCCTTCAGGATACATTTTATGATGTGATGTTTTATAACCATCTGTCATCAATAAAGGATTGTTTTTCATATTTTTATTTTTTTAGTTCTATAATTTCTTCTTCAATACATTCAGTTAAGCAGGTTCCCCCATTGTAAAATCTCATAATGAATGATAATGTTCCATCCTCATTTTGGGTTATTTGGTAAATGTCATCGTCCCCATCAAGTTTCACATGATCAAACGCTTCCCATATTTCATCTTCAACAAAAAAATAGGTTTCAGAAAGATTTAAGTGATATTGTAATGTTTCTTTCCAAGAATCGTAATGTTCTATCATTGTGGGAACACCTGCGTCTTGACATTTTTCTCTACACCAATCTTCAACCGAATATCCTTCGTTTAAATCAACTTTGCGTAGTTTTCCTATGTGATGTTCAGTATTACTCATTATTTAAAAACATTTAATTGTTTAACCAATTCGTGAATTGTTTTGTGTTTACTGAAAGTATTAACGATAGTCCCGTCTTGAATATCCTTAATACTATTTGTCGTATATATTCTATCAAAATACTCTGAAAGTGTTTCAAATCCCGCACTGAATATTCCGTGAGTAACGATTAAATAAATTCTTCCTTTGAATTGTTCGTTTTCTTTGATTGTTCTTGCAAGATTAATGAATGTCCCACCTCCATCACATATATCGTCAACAATAAATAAATCTTTATCCATTAATTCTTCAGTTAAAGGGATGGTAGTTTTACTTAATTTACCATTGATGTCTCGGTGTTTTGAACAAACAACCACATCACATTTAGATTGGAAATTATCGGCGACTTTGTAAACTTTTTTAAGTGCTCCAGCGTCAGGTGATAAAAAGACAATGTTTGACATATCACTAATGATTTTACCATCATTAACCCAATAATGAAACAATGCGTCTTGAACTAATTTTATATTGTCAACCTTTTCAAAGTTGTTGATACAGGCCTCAAGTACATCTGAATGAGGATCCATTATTGTTACTTTTTCATATCCTTGAGAATTAATGATTGGAGAGATAACATTTTTTATGTAATTAGTTTCTCCTTCTTGGAACTTCCTATCACTTCTTCCACCAATACAATATGGAATATAAAGACGAATAGTTTTTACACCAATTTCTTTAAGTGCCTGTGTTGCACAGATAATCAACTCTAAATCTCTGAAGTCATTCAAACGAGATTTGATTGTAATCCCGTGAGTTTGTTTTCTAATAGTTTCAAAAGTTTCGTTATTGTGTTCAACAATTCTAACAGATTGTTGTCCGTCAGGAAATTTACTAATCTCGTATTTACAAGATAAACTATCTTCTGGATTTACTAAATTTAATGTGTCTGCCATTTCTTATTTTTTTAATTCAATTTCGTCGTAACGATTATCATTCTCCACCGAATTTACACCATCATAATACAATGTTACATCATTACATTCACAACCTGGTTCGTGGAATCGTATTGTATCTGTAATTAAAATCTTATCCTCACTGACTTTATGTGTTACAAATTCTCCAGGTTTAAATTTAAATTTTTGTTTGTAATATTCTTCGTCACTACAACAACCTGTTAACAAAAGGATGGTAACAAATACTGTCACCATCCCGATAAGTCCTTTCATCATTATTTAATGTTTAAGAATGTTCCTGAACCACCTGCCACTGTGGTTGGCAATTCCCCATTCCATTTGCTTGCCTTTGTATATTCAATATACATCGGAGTCAACTCCATTTGTTTCAACTTAATTGCCAATGCTGATGCTTTAGCGTTGATGATTGTTTCTGCAGAATCCGCCCTTGCGACTGCAACTTTTCGTTTTCCTTCAGACACCGCAGCAATTGCTTGTTGTTCAGATGCTTCAGCTTGTTGGATTGCCTTTGTTTTAGAGATAATCGCCTCTTGTAATTCTTGAGGTGGAACAATGTTAGTTCGTAATTGAGAAACATTAAACCATTTAGATAGTCGTAAATTACATTCCGCAACAATAGCCCCCTCAAATGCTTGTCGGTGATTAAAAATACTATCTACCTCCCAAGTATTTGCAACATCATTAACCGCTCCGATAATTGCATTCTTTAACCAATTCTGTTCAACCTCCTTTATGTCTTTACGCAAATTAACAAACATATCACCAATCGCATCGTCTCTTAATGAGTAGTTAAATGTTGGTTTAATTGTTGCCGAGAATCCACCTTTAAGGATTACTGCTTGATCCTCATACTCAATGTGTTGTTGGAATGTAGGGAACTCCAATACTTGTTCAGTCCAAGTATTATAAAATACCCTACCTGTTTTATATTGGTAACTTGATACCCCTCGTTGATCACCAACCAAATTGATTTTCAAACCTTTGTGTCCCGCATCAATTCGTTCCATTGCGAATGGTTGAAACATTGAAACTAAGATACCCGTGATAAAAATTCCAGCCACTTTAATAACCCAAGATGGGTTAAGTTTTTCACGATTGTCACCCCATCTGTCTTGTTCTGTTGTGAACATACTTCCTCTTGTTTTTAATGCGGTGATGATTCCCACAATTACAAATACTACTAATACTAATACACTAATCATTCTTTTCTTTTTTATTAATTGTTAAAAATTTAATTGTTTCGCTTATTACATAACCAAATAATACAACCATCCCAACGAAACCTAAAAGTTGGATGTATCCGTTTACCTCTCTACTTACGACATATTCGCCGTAAAGTGATGTGAGGGTGATTAAACACACCCACATCAAAAATATTTTTAAATTCTTTATCCCATTTTTCATATTACAAAGTTACACATTTATTTTTAATTTCAAACGATTTAAGAGAATATCTAATTTTTCTTTATACTCTTTTCCTACATCCTCAAAGTTATTTAAAGTATCTATATTTTTAAAGAAATTATCAAGATCAATACTCTCTAATTTTGTAATAACTCCATTAATTTCTCCTTTAATTGTTTCTTTATAGCTTTCTTCATAACAATACGCTCTAATCTTTGAAAAAATTTCAAACATCTCAAACGCTCCCCATCCATTCTTAATTAATGTTCCCTCATTACTAATTTCGGTATCCATTTGATTCCAAATTTTAATAGGATTAATTAATGTGTGAACTTTACCTGTCAAAAAAGCAACTTTATTATAGTTTTTTGATCGTTCTTTTTTTGAAATCAAATAAATCAAAAAGGAACTCCTCATATAATCTTTAAAGTAGTTTTGATTTCGTCCTGTTGTACACCATTTAGTATTTGCACCATATTTATTAGAACCTTGAAATGTTTTTGGTCTCAATAGTAGAAAGTCATCGTTTTCAAATATGACATCAACATGATCCTCACGAATAAATTCCTTCTCTAATTTTATTTTTTCGGATTCATTAACAACTATCTCTAATTGGTTGATTGCTTCATATTGTTTACTATATATGTCTTTATTTTGAATGTATGGTAATAACATATCAAATTTATTTACCATTTTTACAATATCTTTACTACTATACGGGTCAAAACGGTTTCTGTTTGCCCAATATTTGAACATATATTCCAAATATTTTTTTGTTGGTGTAACATCACCTCCAAAAAATGTATTGGATACCGTTGTTGTTACCTTTGGGTATTTTATTTTTAATTCATCAATTTTTGCCATTTATTGGTATCTTTTAAATTTCCTCCACAAATATACAATTTTTTAATTTATAAAGATGATTTCCTTTCGTTGATCTTACATATAAATCAATAAAATGTCCAATTACTTTAAACTTTTTAGGTTTTTCACCTTCTTTAATTGGTTTTAACGATTCCTGCCAGTTAGTATAAATCCCCATATTTGGTTCAATACTTTTAACTTTGTCAGTCCAAATTGATAAACCATATTTACCTCTGTGTTTGAACTCCCTACCAATAAGTGTTGATAAGTCAAAACAATGGTTGTCATTATTGTTCTCAATTGAGAATGGATTTTTATCTCCTGTTATTTCCTCATAATATGGATTTAAGTCACCGGTATGTGGATCGTGTGTTGGTATTCTTTTTTCCATTTCAACATTATTATTTAGCGGTTTTAGCTTTCTCCAATGTATTAATTAACACTTGGACTTTCTCCATTTGACAAAATTTGATTGAAGGTTCTGTATTGAATATCTCAACCCACCATTGATCTCCTTTTAATTCTTGTCTTGATGGTGTAATAAACGTAAGTCCATTTACCACATCATACACATAGTAATAGTCAGGATTTTCTTCACCTTCAAATTCATTAATTTCTACACTTTTAAATCCTAAAAGTATTAATTCTCTCTCTGTCATTTTATTTAATTTTTAAAAAATTTTGGGTTGTTTTTATCTAATCTATTAATCTCGGGTAGTAACTCTTCTTCAATCTTGTATTTTATCTCATCAAGTTTGTCTTCTTGTTCTTCGTTAAGTTTTTCTTGATTTTTTTTAATGAACTCCAAATCTTCATCAATTTTTCGTTGGGTTACTAACGCCTCTTTGAGTAATCTATCTAATTCACTATTTAACATCTTCCTCAATTTTGATTTTATCGTGTTTATCTTTAAATTGTGTTAATAGATTAACCAAATCTTCAATACTATCAAACGCCCATCTTTGAGTTTCAATAACAAAGAAATCACCACCACCACCATTTTGGGTTTTAATGGTTATGAATTGTTCCTCACCTGAACAACAATCCTTGTCCTGTGTAAATGTGATGTTAAATTCTTGTTCAATAATAAAAGGTTTATTTGTCATTATCCGCTAATTTATTTGTGAATATGTTTTTATTAATATTGTGCATACCAAAATTATAAGTGGTATATGTCCCATCCTCATAACCAACACGAACCATAAGGAAACCTAACTCTGAAACATATATGTTTTCAATTTCACCAATACCTTTTGGTGTATTAATTTTTGGATTCTCCATATCACAAAGATAAATAAAAAATTCTAATGTTCAAACATATCTTCACACCAAATTGGTGTTTTTTCTCCAACATAAGCCCCACTAACATTATAACCAAAGTGATCCAACGCATCTTCCAAAGTCATTTCTTGTTCGGTAATTAAGATTTCAATACATTTCCTAACAGAGTAAATCAATCTCATTGATTTTTCATCAATACCAATCACCGCATCATCAAATCCATCCGCTTTCAGGATTTCATCATCCTGATAATATTCTATAATTTCTTCTAACATATTATTTTTCTTTACCACACGCATCAAACGCCATTTGAGTAATTATCATTACAATTATTAATCCGATACCGGACATTTGAACAATTTGTTCTATTATACTTACCATATTTTTTATATTACAATTTTATTATTTACTAAAACAATTCGTGGTAGTCCATCTCCCCACTCAACATCTTCAAATGCCTTTGGGTTGGTAAATTCGTCCTCCATCTCAATATCAAACTCACCACCATTATTTAGTATTTCAGTTATTTTTTTCAATGAAATCTCGTCGGTGGGTATTTGTTCAGGAAATGCCATAACTTTGTTACAACCCTCTAATTGTTTACTAGATTCTTTCCCAACACAATACATTATTTTTAAATCGGGAGTTAAATACACATCCCCTTCCATTATTGGTTGTCTTGATACAACATATAATAATTCATTTGGATTTACCCTTACCAACCTAACTTCTTTTCTCATTTCTTAATTTTTTTATAGATGTGTCTCCAATTATAATTCCCACATTGTTCACAAGAAGTTCCATCGTTAGAGTCCTCCACATCATAATCATATTCTTCAGACATAGTTGCAACTATTTCAGCAATATAATGCCAATCATTTATATTGATTTTATCTTTCAATGATTTTAATTCGTTAATTAATTCATCTTGTAAATCACTAATTAAATTAGGTTTCCTGTTATCAAATTCGTGCGTAAATAGAGATTCGTCATCAATCAATACATCAACCCCAAAACAATTCTCACTTAACTCAATTTTTTTCATAATCTTAATTTATGTATTCTATTCATTTCCAAAATATAATTTTTCAAGTTTTCAACTAAAATTTCGGCATCCATTTTTTTATATAATTCAGGATATCTTTCTATCAATATTTTATTCTCTTCCAACTCGTTACAACTTGTTAGTATGTCCTGCAACATTGATTTGAAGATGTCTTCTTTGTCATCCTCAAGATTTACCTCAAACACTCTTCCCTCAAGTTCTTGAGTATATTGAATTAACTCCTCAACGGGATGTAAGTCCATTAACTCTTTGTTATCCTTGAATATCTGTCTTATATTTTTCATTATAGTGTTCATCACATAAGGTTGTATACCATCCGATATTTTTTCTTAATTCACCCTTTTCTCCGCACACCTCACAAATTTCGTAACTCTGACTTTCCGCCAATGTTATTCTTTCGTAAATTTTGTCAGATCCGGCATTGATATAGAACCTCAATCCCCCAAATTTTTCTTTTACCTGACAGGTTTGTTTGTCCCACCCTAATTCAATTAAATCGGTTATTAGGTTCTTAATTAGCGGATACCACCCGACACCAACATCAAAAAACCCAGAGTTCTTAATTGGTTCTCTATCTAAATAGAATCCATTGGTAAGTCCACCAATGGATTCCAAGAACTCATCCATTTTCTCTTTAGTCATCTTTCAAAAATTTTAATATTTTGTCTTTAACTCCAGATTGTTTAATACCCTCGTTTCTTCTCGGTGTTAATACAAAGTTATCTATCGCCCACGAATCTTTCCAATCTTCACCCGTCTTACCCATATTCAAATCGTCAACCGAAACCCAATGGGTAACTTCAGGATGATTGTGTAGATATTGTTTAATTTCAATAGATCTGATTTGTTCTGATTGCCATTGTATTGACCACATAAAGTTGTCACTATGAACATCACAGTTCTGTATGTTTGGTGTCAACGCAATTGGTTTTTTAATAATACCTTGCGATTCGTAATACTCACCAAGTTCCTCAAGAGTTGCGTGTAATTTCCAATCAGAACTTACAACAATTTCACATCCCGTTTCTTCAATTATCTCGTTAAGGATCTTAATCGCTTTTGTGTCAAAGTCATCAAATCTTACGAAAACAGGAGCGTCTTTTTTTTCTTCACTACTATCGGGATTCTCCAATCTATATTTCTGCCATTTCTTTGTTCGTCCACCCCAATTGTTGGACAAGCAAATCACTCCGTCATGGTCCAACATCAAAACCTTCATTGTTCGCAAGTTTTTTGAATTACATCATTTCCAATAAATGATTGTCTTTTATATGACAACATATTTTCAAGTGTTGCAACAATTGTATAATGATAATCGTACCAATATTTGTCAGGATATTTTGTCTGTAATTGATCCCTAAAATTTTGAACTAATTTACGTGCCGTCATTACTTGTTGGTATGTCTCACAAGAGTCAATTACCTTTTCAATCCATTTTGCAACATCACCGTAGTGTTTACTTCTTTTTTCCATTTTTATAAATTATTTATGTGTGCATTTTTTTACCAACTAAACCACAAAGAAATTCCGACACTAATTCCATTTCAGGATTTCTCCAAGCGTGATTCAAATATGTTACAGGTTGATTATAATGATAATCATTTTTATCAATATGTTCTTGACAAGCCTTTGCAGTTAAGAAATGGTTATCGTAGATATATTCCCAACTATAAGAACATTGTTTTAAATATGGGCAGAATTCTTCAATGAAATCGTCAATATCATAGTAATCGTTGTCTTTATATTCAATAGTATCACCATCCCATAATTCTTTTAAATTCTCGGGAATGTCATACCCATACATTTTCATATAGTTAATTAAATCATCAAATGTTTCAATTTCACCATCACCATCTGCCCAAATATTAACATCACCATTTAATCCCCAATCATATACTTTTTTTCTACTTCGGATTTGAAACATATGTGGCATTCTAGTTGCCCTTGGATCCTGTGTTGTCATTTCATTCGCAAGTTCCATTAATTTTTCATACATTTCGTTGGATACCTCAATTGTTTTCATCTTCAAATAAATTAATTAAATACTGATACATTTCTTCATACACATTACCAACTCGTCGTCCCAAACCATCCATAAAGTCAATGTTTTCTTTTTTATACTTCTCAAACATACTACTACCCGTCATCTTTGAATATTGCACATTCGCAATTCTATCACAAAGTTTAACAAAGACGGCACCTGGAGTGTTTCGGATTCCCTCATAATACTTATCGTTAGCTCTTTCCTTACGATTCTTACCTTTCTCGTTGGAGAGTGCGTAAATGATATCCGCAGCATCTTCTCCCAATACTTTCTTAACATCATTATACGAAACTCTCGTATCTTCAATAAGATCGTGTCCAAACGATGC